CGCGAAGAGAAGGGCCGCAGCTAAGGCGATCGAAGCCGACAATCCACTTGACGACGAATTGCTAGCAAAGCCTAATTGATTGAGCTATGACTCGTGGCGAGCGGGTTATCGCCTTCATTCATCGATACTGCAAGGTGCCCGAAGGCAAGGATGTTGGCAAGCCGCTGCGGCTGATGCCATTTCAGTGCGACTTCATCAAGGCCATCTATGACAACCCAGCAGGAACGTCGCGTGCCTATTTGTCGATTGCAAGAAAGAACGGCAAGAGCGCCCTGATTGCGTGCCTTGCTCTTGCTCATACAGTCGGACCGGAAGCCAAGCTGAATAGTCAGATAATCAGCGGTGCACGCTCTCGCGATCAAGCTTCAATCGTTTTCAAGCTTGCGGAGAAGATGGTCAGGATGAACCCGGCCCTGGCCAAGATTGTGAGAGTGATCCCGTCTCAAAAGACGCTAATCGGACTGCCGATGAATGTCGAATACCGCGCCATTTCGGCGGAAGCAGGGACCGCCCATGGCTTAAGCCCGATCCTGGCGATCCTCGATGAGGTCGGGCAAATCCGTGGGCCTCACGATGCTTTCGTTGAGGCGATCGAAACGGCACAGGGAGCGCACGAGAATCCGGTTCTTCTGGCAATTTCGACACAAGCGGCAAAGAACGACGACCTTTTTTCCATCTGGCTGGATGATGCGCAGAAGTCGAAAGACCCGCGCATTGTCAGCCACGTTTATTCCGCACCGGAAGAATGCGACATCATGGACCGGAGCGCCTGGCAGGCAGCCAACCCGGCGCTTGGCATATTCCGGTCGATCAAGGACATTGAGGATTTTGCGGAGCGTGCCAGCCGACAGCCGTCGATTGAGAATAGCTTTCGTTGGCTCTATCTCAATCAGCGCATCGAAGCATCCGCGCCATTCGTCAGCAAGTCAGTCTGGCAAGGTTGTGGTGGGCCGGTGGCGAAGCAGTTCGATGGCCCGGTCTATGGCGGGCTGGACCTGTCGAGTGTCAGTGACCTGACTGCGAAAGTCTGGATCTCGTGGGTTGATGGTGCCTGGCACGTCAAGCCGACCTTCTGGCTACCGAGCGAAGGCATCGCAGAGAAGTCGCGGACTGACCGGGTGCCTTATGATGTGTGGGCGCGGGAAGGGTATCTACGCACCACACCCGGAAAGACGGTTGATTACGAGTTCGTGGCAGAGACCCTGTGGCGCGACTGCCAGGAGATGGACGTTCGCAAGATTGCATTCGACCGCTGGAACTTTAGGCACTTGCGCCCTTGGCTGCTGAAGGTAGGGTTTACCGAAGAGCAGCTAGAAGGTGACAATGCAATATTCGAGCCGTTCGGTCAGGGCTTCCAGTCCATGTCCCCGGCGCTAGAGGGAATTGGAAGCCGACTTGCTTGAAGGCAAGATCGTGCATGGCAATCACCCGGTTTTGGCCATGTGCGCGGCAAATGCAGTTGTGAAACCAGACCCAGCTGGCAACCGGAAGTTGGACAAAGCAAAATCGACAGGACGCATTGATGGCATGGTGGCCCTTGCGATGGCGAGGGCGGTGGCCGGGACGCATGTCGAAGCCGAGTCGATAGATCTTGATGATTTCCTTTCTAATCCTGTGATGGCGATGGGCTGATGAATGCTTTTGTCAAGGCTGTTGCCGCGCCGTTTAAGCTTTTCAACGCCATCTCGGATGAGATCGCGAAGGAGCGCCGGTTGCGACTGTCGGACGGCCTGGGATGGTCGCAGCTGTTCGGACGCGAAAGCTCGTCGGGCAAGATTGTCACGCTCGACACAGCGATGCAGCTTGCGACTGTCTGGGCCTGCATCAAGCTCAACGCACAAGCAGTGTCGTCGCTTCCGCTTCACATCTTCGAGAAGCGTGATGACGATGATCGCATTCGCGTTGACGATGACATTGCCCAGGTGATCGGAGCGGACGGCAGCCCGAATGAAGATCAGACGCCGCTCGAGTTCTGGGAGTGCATTGTCGCTTGGATGATGACCACCGGCAATGCGTATGCCGAGAAGGTCTACACTGGCAGAACCTTGTCCGCTCTACAGCCGATCATGAGCACGCACTGCCGACCGGTTCGGAAGGCGGACGGCACGCTCGTCTATCGGGTGAGTGATCGGGGCAAGTACGAGGAGCTGCCGCGCGACAAGATTTTCCATGTCAAGGGGTTCGGCCAGGGCCTGAAGAATCCGGACGAGGGGCTTTCGCCCATTGCTGCCGGCACGAATTCCTTGGGCGCTGCGATGGCCGCACAGGAAGCGGCAGGGAAGACATTCGCCAACGGCATGCGGCCGACCGGATTCTTCCTGTTCGATCAGACACTCAAGCCGGAACAGCGCGCACAGGCGCGCAAGTCTCTGGTCGAGCCGCTGATGGGCAGCGATAATGCTGGCGGCATCGGCATCCTTGAAGCAGGAGTGAAGTGGCAGGGCGTTTCGCTCAATCCGGAAGACGCCCAGATGCTCGAGACGCGGCGCTTCGACGTGGAGGAAATTTGCCGTTGGTTCGGCGTGCCGCCGATCATCATCGGTCACGCTGCCCAGGGCCAGACCATGTGGGGCACAGGCGTCGAGTCCATCCTCATTGCTTGGCTGACGCTTGGCATCGATCCGATCTGTGACCGGATAGAGGCCCGGATCAAGAAGCAGCTGATCCGCCCCACCGGCAATCGTCGCCGGTACGCGGAGTTTAACCGCGAGGCCCTTCTGCAAATGGATTCGCAGGCCAAGGCCGCCTTCCTCAGCCAGATGGTCAACAACGGGCTCATGACCCGCAACGAGGGCAGGACGAAGCTCAACTTGCGCAAGAGCGACGATGCGAATGCCGACAAGCTCACAGTGCAGTCGGCCATGGTCCCTCTGGACGCCCTCGAGCAGCAGCCGGAAGACAGCCAGGTCCGTTCGGCCCTTATGAATTGGCTCGGTCTCAACAAGGAGCGAGAAGATGAGCAAGCGTAAGCTGCCGCAGGTCACGCTGAACCCCGACGATGCGCAGATGCTCGAGACGCGGCGCTTCGGCGTGGAGGAAATCTGCCGCTGGTTCGGTGTCCCCCCCACATTGTCTG